TATAAAAAAGGTAAAAAAGGACAAGAAGCAGCCAAAGGTAAAAAAGCAGATTATTGTTCCGGTTGTAATAAATGATACGCCGATTGAGCCAAAGAAGCGACCACGGGGCAGACCAAAAGGTGCCAAGAATAAGCAAAAAGACGGCACGCCAAAAGTATCAAATGTATATTTTACCCCAGAAACAGAAGCAGCCATCATAGCATACAACCAAGCAACAGAATCTAGAGAAAAAGATAGAATATACAACGACCATATCCAACAAGCGTTCTTTAAGATAGCAGAAAACGTTTATAACACATTCAAATTTAGTTATGCGGATGTCAGCCCTCTTGAAATACAAAAGCAGGCTATATCGCATATGGTGGCTAATATAGACAAGTATGAGCCAGGTAAGGGTAAGGCATTTAGTTACTTCAGCATTGTTGCCAAAAACTGGTTTATTTTAGATAATAATACAACATATAAGCGGTTCAAGAAGCACGTTGAAATATGTGAGCAAGCAGGTGATGCCGGTGAGTTTGTAGTAGAGCCAGAACACGAAAAGCAAGAAAGTGAAACACGCGAGTTTATAGCACTAATGGTAGATTACTGGGATAAGAACGTACATAAGATGTTCAACAAGGAAAAAGACCTAAAGATTGCTCACGCTGTTATAGAAATATTCAGAAACGCTGACCGCATTGATGTATTCAATAAAAAGGCACTTTATTTATATATACGAGAAATCGCCGACTGCCAAACTCAAAAAATCACCAAAGTTATCAATAAAATGAAGGCTACCCAGCAAAACATCGCTGAAGAATATCTGAATCGTGGCACAATCAGCGGGGCAAAAATCTAAATATATATTATAAATACTATTTATAGTCATGGATAATGACATAGAGATTTTTAAGGGCAAAAACTTTTCTGACCTGTGTAAAGACATCGTCAAAAACAGCGAAGAAAAGAAGAATCAGATAGATATTCTGATTACTGATTTGCGTGAAATGATCAAAACCATCAACGATGCCACCATGATTGTGCCATTATTGAAAGAATATTTTGATGTTGGTGTAAGAAATGACGAACAACTTATCAAACTTGCTGCTATTATACAGCGATTGATGAGTGGTAAGGGTGGAGCAGAAGGCGAGGGTGGTGGTATGTTGCTAACAGAAGACGAACGCAAGCAGTTGATGGCTACCGTAGAAGAAACCGCCAAACAGTTACAAAAACCGGAAGTAACCGAAAAAAAGGTTAAATAAAATTTATGGCATATTCTAATATAGATCGCAGAGCAGAACAAATCATTAAACAAGATGATACGCTTGCGTCTAAAAGATTTGTTATAGAAAGAAAGCCAGACGAATCTCTGTTTTATGAACTAGAAGAAGCTGTAGTACTGGATGTTATAATGGATGAAAACCACCCAGAAATTGCAAGATCTCAGTTGACGATTGATACTTGGCCTCCGAATATAGATGGCAGTGAACCGATTGGAACGGATAAAGATTATTCGTGGATAGGTAGAATACGATTTAGGCTTATCAACAGTCAGCAAAATGAAGAAAAAGAAACATTGGATTGGGCATTTCCTATGGAAAATACGGGGATTGTCGAATATCCTCTAATGAACGAAATAGTAATTATTGGAAAATATAGAGACCAGTATTTCTATACCAGAAAGTTAAATGTTAATTCCACAATAAATGCAAATGCGGATTTTTCGGCAGAAAGAACTTCGGGTCAAGTTGACAAAAATATAAACGAATACTCTGAAGATGGAGCATATACAGGTCCAGAATCAAAAATTAATTTTTCTGGGGGTGACGATTATACAGGAATATTGGGAAATTATTTTAAATTTAACCCAAAAATACGTGGATTGAAATTATATGAGGGAGATACCATATTACAATCGAGATTTGGATCATCTATAAGATTTGGAGCATACGACAGTAATCGTGAAAATGATAATGGGCTCGGAGAATACTCGGACAAAGGTGGAAACCCAATGGTACTTATACGAAATAGGCAAGCTCCAGTAAAATTACCACAAGGTCGTTCGGGTAAAGGATATACTCTCGAGGATATAAATAAAGATGGTTCTTCCATACATCTTACTTCCGGAAAAACTATCTCTGGATTTTCTCCGGTGACAACAACGGGAATGGTAAATGTCACGAGGGGTATTCCTTTTCCGAAATTGGATGGCGACCAAATAGTAATAAACAGTGACAGATTAGTATTTTCGTCGAAGGCAAACGAAATGCTATTCTTTTCCAAGAAAATGATCGGAATCTCTACGGATCAAGTACTTTCTTTAAATTCTTACGGAAATACGACAATAACGTCCAATAAAGGAATAATGGCGTTGAATGCCCCGAAGATATATCTCAATTTTAATACAGAGGGACCAAATGATCAGCCAGTCTTACTAGGCAGAACCACCGTCCTGTGGATGTATGCTTTATGTGATTGGTTATTGTTGAGTGTAAATACTCAAATACAAATGTTGACTGCATTAATATCACACTTTCATATGACTAAAGTTGGTCCAACGACGCCCACTATGCCTCCCGCCATGGCAATGTGGGCAGAGCAAATGCAATCGTTATATGCATCTCAAATAAGCTTGACTGCGTTAAGATCGCAGTTGAGTTCGTTGTTAAGTAGTAGAGTATTCTTGGGAGGATAATATGAATGTACTATCTGTAGTCAGGGCTCCGTCAGTGTCTTTATCATCTACCACTTTTTCTTCGCCTTCAATAAGTGTAAGTGCCCCTTCGGTAAGTGTGGGAACAAGTGCCCCTAAATTTTTAACAGGAACAGCACCTGATTTATCTTTAAGATCCATTAGTGCTCCGAGTTTAAGTATAACAAATCCCATATCTAGTCCATCGAGCTTGAATTTGAGTGGAATTGGACAAACTATGGGAGTACCAACAAGTATAGGAAGTGTGTCGTCCGGTTTGGGAGTACCTACAAGCATAGGAGGCGCAGCATCTTCACTGGGAATTCCGACATCCTTACCTCCCGTTGGAGACGCACTTAAAACACTTGGATTTAATGCCAGTATGCCAAAGTTAGATTTAAGTTTGACTGGTTTAAATTTTCCAAAACTTCCAGAATTTCCTGGTATAGATTTAGCTGGTATAAATCTTGGAGCCGGTCCAAAGTTTATAGCCGAGCAGATAGCAAAATATAAAAGTATAGTTCCTCCATTTATACCGGGATTGAAAATAAATATGGGAATGGCATTAGCAGCAGTATCTGTAATAAAGGCGGCAATGTCCGCAAATCCTTCAGAATTGTTGAAACATTTGTTGAGTAGTGTAGTGGATGACATAAAAGGTCAAGCGTTAGGTCAATTGCAAACAGCAATTGATTCCACTGGAGTGAATAACTTGCAAGGCCAGCTTAATGGCGTAGTAGGAGGCGCAAAAGATTCATTTTTGAGCAATTTTAATACGTTAAATCCTCCTCAAACTACGACAAACTCGGATGGAGAAACGATAGAAGTACCCGCCCCAAAACCAGATTTATCTGGATTTCCAAATGTTAGTAATATTGCACCGAAAGTTGGAGAAGGTATATTATCGACTTCAAATATAAAAACAAGTCAATTTACGTCCACGGTGGGGTCTACACTTAAATCATTTACCTTTCCACCAAATGGCTGATTATTAAAAATACTATATATTTATATAAAGCATCATATATATGAAAAAGAACGAACTAGTAGATATTATAAGAACTATCGTAAAAGAAGAAGTGCATAACGCTCTTCCGCAGTTATTGATGGAAGTGCTCGCAGAAAAAATGACAGAGAACTCGGCAGCAATACTTGAGACAAGAAAGCAAGCCGACCAAGTTCCAACCAGAAAACCAAATTTCAACGTTGGATTAGAAGAGCCAGCAAAAAAGCAGGCAGTTCAAGCACCTAGAATTTTTACAAAAAATCCTTTACTAAATCAAGTATTGAACGAAACGGTTGGTGGCGTTCCAACTGAAGAACAAACGTCGGTGGCCTCTGCGTTGGATGTTATCAAAACTTTACCAAAAGAGGCATTGAACGAGAACAAAGAAGTTGCCGCTGTAGCCAATGCATTAACCAGAGATTATTCAAAACTCATAAAAGCCGCCGACGCCAAGGCAAAAGCAAAACGGCCAACATAAAATAAATGGCAACAATACCACAACCTTATGGAATAACTTTGCCCATAGCACATGGGCCACAGGGGTATTTCAATCAAAGTTATAGCATATTAGAACAAGTAAAATCAAATCTTAATTTTCTTCTAAGAACGAAAAAAGGAGAAAGAAGAATGAACCCAGAGTTTGGTTCCGGTCTGTGGAATATATTGTTTGAAAATTATACAGATAACATTACTCCATTGATAGAAGATGTCATAAGAAAAGATATTTCGCGTTGGATGTCTTATGTAAATGTAAACAGCGTAGAAGTAAACACAGACGACACTGAATACAAGGATAAGTATAAAGTTGGAGTTACCGTACTGTTTACTGTGCCAAGCGTTGGTATAACCGATACACAAACGTTGGAAATCTCGATGAACACCGGAAATATATGATATTAGATACACCAAAATCATTTAAGCCAGAAAATAAAGATATAAAGTATCTAAATAGGGATTTTTCTCAGTTGAAGCAATCGTTGATGGATTTTGCAAAGACCTACTATCCAAACACATACAAAGACTTCAGCGAAGCATCTACGGGAATGATGTTTATGGAAATGGCGGCGTATGTTGGTGATGTATTGTCATATTACATAGATTATCAATTCAAAGAATCAATGCTTGTAAATTCCGAAGAACGCAAGAATATTATAGATGCTTCGAAATCGGTGGGATATAAGGCAAAGGCAACAATACCTTCGGTTACAAAATTGGATGTGTATCAGTTAGTTCCTGCAAAAACGAATGATGCTGGAGAAATTGTCCCAGACTTAAATTATGCCCAGATTATAAAACCAGGAATGACGGCAATCAGTGATACCAATGTAACATTTATCACAAATTCTCCAGTAGATTTCACGGTGGATACAAAGAATGATCCATTGGAAATTTCCGTATTTCAGAGAAACGCCTCCGGACAGCCGGAATTTTTTGTACTTAAAAAATCCGTCGATGCTTTTTCTGGACAGATACTAACAAAAAATGTATCTGTGGCATCACCTGTTCCGTTTTTCAAAATATACTTAGACAATACTAATGTTATAGAAGTTTTAGACGTATATGATTCGGATGGTAATAGATGGTACGAGACCGATTATTTGGCACAAGACTTGGTTCCAATAGATTACGAAAACATCTATAAAAACAACATAACGCTGTCTGCTTATCGGGACACTACTCCATTTTTGTTGAGATATTTGCGCACATCAAAGCGATTTGTGACGGGGGTGGATGCCGAAAATAATACATTTTTAGAATTTGGTTCAGGAACTAGCATAAAAGACGACGAATTAATTATACCAAATGCGTTTACTGTAAACAGACCGACCACGTTTAGATCAGAAAATATTGCATACGATCCATCAAATTTTCTATCGTCTAAAGCGTTTGGTCAGGCTCCATCAAACACGACGTTGACTATACGATATGTTGTTGGTGGTGGAGTAGAAAGTAACGTAAATGCAAATGCAATAAAAAATGTAAGTTCTGTTGAATTTTTCGGAGATTTAACTGAACTCGGTTTGTTAGAATTCAATTTGACCAATTTGGTACGTAGATCGGTGAGAGTAAATAATCCAATACCGGCAACGGGCGGAAGAGCCGCAGAAACAAATGACGAGATTCGAAACAACGCACTTGCATACTTTGCTGCCCAAAATCGTGCAGTAACGCAAGGCGACTATGAAGTAAGAACATATGCAATGCCATCAAAATATGGTTCTATTGCCAAGGTCTATGCGGTAACAGACACTCAGTTGGACATATCAGATATACAAGCACAACCATCAACAACACAGACCGGAAGTTTGGCACCAGGTACAACAAATAAGATTGATACGAGTAAAAATAACCCATTTGCTATAAATTTATATTTGCTATGTTATGATAACAATCAACGATTGATACCTACTAACGAAGCGGTACGTAATAATCTGAAAAACTATCTAAATCAGTATAGAATGCTTACGGACAGCGTGAATATGTTGGATGGATATGTTATTAACATTGGTGTAGATTTTAGCATTATTGTTTATAAAAACTATAATAAGCGTGAAGTTTTGGCTAATTGCTTAACATTAGTACAGCAATATTTTGACATAAACAATGTAAAGTTCTGTCAGCCAATCAATCTTAGCAGATTGGAACTGGAAATCGCCAAGGTAGATGGAGTTCAGTCCGTAACTCAGTTGCGTGTAAAAAATCTTACACTAAAAGACGGCGATTATTCTCAGTATGAATATAACATTGAAAGGGCCACTATAGATAAGGTTATATATCCATCCATAGATCCATCTGTATTTGAGGTTCGTTTTCCAACAAAAGACATTGTAGGAAGAGTGGCATAAATATAGATAGAATATCTGTTGGGCGGTTATATTTATAAAGTAAAGAAATATATAAATGCACTACTTTTTATATCCAACAAAAGACACGTTTATAACCAACTATCCAACCTATATGTACAAAAATATGGGTTTGGACGAACTATTAGAAGTTGAAAAGCGGGTCTCTGGCTATAGTTGTTCAAGTACGAGTACATTTCCTGTATTGTTTTCTTATACCAGTTCAAGCATAGAACTATTGAATGGACCAAAATCAGCGTCTTTTAATTCCGGTTCTACGGATTCAAGAATAGTATCCAGTTCATATAAAGATGTATCTGGTCCAACTACTATGGGTGCTGTCTTATCACGAGCACTTTTACATTTTGACTTATCTACTATATCGCAATCTATAGCGGCGGGAACAATTACCAGCCCTAAGTTTTTCTTGAACTTGAAGATTTGTGAGTCGCAAGAAGTGCCAGTTCGTTATTCGCTTGCCGCATATCCTGTTTCTCAATCTTGGGCAATGGGAACAGGATACAAATACGATGGAGCATCCACATCAGATGGAGCAAACTGGAAGTTTTATAGTGCCGACCAACTACAAAAATGGTGGAATACTGGATCACTTACCGACTGTAGTGGCGGTGGTGTATGGTGGTTAGATAGTGCTTCTATCGCGTCTGGTTCTGGATATGCAGAATATCCAAACATAAGTCAATACAATCCATTTCCAGATTGTCCTACAAGCAGTTATGTTCCGCCCGCGTCTTCTAGTATAATATCTACAGGTTCATACGCTTGCTATCAATATTTTGACTATCAAACATCTGACGTAAGAATGGATGTTACTCCAATAGTAAATGCTTGGCTTAAGAAAGCTATACCAAACGAAGGTTTCATATTGATGCACGCAGACGAGTCAAGTTCTGTGGATTATGGATCATTGAAGTTCTTTAGCAAAGAAACCAACACAATATACTCACCATATCTCGATGTGTGCTGGTATGATTCTACCATCAATACTGGCAGTGCGGACGCTATACAACTGCGTGACGCTGTAGTAAATATGAAGAATATGGCAAGAGAATATAAGTTTGGTTCTATTGTTCGTATGGATGTTGCCGCAAGACAAAGATATCCAGTAAAAACATTTACTAATAGATTCTCTGATTATCTTTCACCATACTATCTACCATCGTCCAGTTATTATCAAATCAAGGACGCAGAAAGTGAAGAAACAATACTTCCGTATGATGATTTTACTCGTCTAAGTTGTGATCCAACAGGAAACTATTTTATGCTTGATACAAGCGGACTTGCGTCTGAACGATACTACAAGGTTGAAATACGTTCAGAACAAAGTGGGTCTATATTGACCTATACTATTCCAACAACATTCAAGATTTCTAGATGAAAGCCAACCCAAATCTAACTGGATATAATCAAGCCGATGTAGAAAGTTTATTAAGCACCGGTTATATTGTACCAAATATAGACGAGTATTCTAACCTAATCATACAAAATGTTACTGGTCAGTTGTATAGTTCATCCATAAGCATAGAGCTAAAAAACGTGATATACGAGCCAGTAAAAGTTGAAACTAGAATTGACCCAACATTTACAGAGTTATGAATTTATCCGATGTACAATACACAGTAACCTCTACCTCGTCTTTGAGTTATGGATCGTTTTTAAGCAAAGAAGATTTAAGTTTTTACACGGACGGCAAGACTTCCAGAAATTTTCCATTTAGTCGCTCAGAAAAAGATTATATAAAATTTGGAGTATATAACTTGGACGAAAGTTTGATCACATCGTCCATGATATATTCGACCGGAGAATATTCAGTTCATACATCATCATATTATGATGTATTTAATCAGTTCATAACATATTCTTACAAAAAATATAATACCGATTTTGTAATACTTGGTACAGAAACACAGTCATTGTTTTTTGACGTAAGCAAAAATCTAAATAACCTTGGCGTACAAAACGGAAATTATAAACTTTATATAGAACTTGGTAGAAACGTCATTGGTAGTGAGAACGGAAGTGAAAACAAACTTATCATAAACGGAATTTCTACGAGTAGAACGGAAATAGGAATAATACCAAAAACTATAAAAGGTACTAAATCCACTATCAACACCGAATATGATATATTTTCCAACGCACAAATACAGGTAAATGAAATTGCGGACGATTTAATATTTGGATTATCCAAACCGGAAATATATCAGATTTATAATGGCGCCGCCGCACAAAATCCAACTGGATCAAACGAGCTAAAATTGAATTATAGTTTTAAAAGAGACGTTGATGTTGTTTCGTTTCTAAATGACATATACTATGGCGTTAAAAAAGGAAATCGCCGCAGTAATGGCCAATATGCCAACAATGATGTTCTTGGAATATATGACCAGTTCAAAAATTGGGCATATCAAAATTACGAAGTAGGTTATACTTTCAGTTCTATTCGTGATTACTATTATAGTCTGTTCTTGTATATCATAGATCAGGAGCTAAACCGCATAACAAACAAAAAACCGGACACATATCCTCAGATTGTAGAGTTTTTGCAGACAATATTTTATAATAATATATTTTATCCGGTAATATTTGGGTTAGAACAAAAATATAACATAAATTTGTCGGGGTACTTTAAGTATTATTTGAATATACCTGGCAAAAAGCCTATATCAATAATCAATAGAAAATCTGTCGCGGTGACTGACCCAAGATTTTATGATGTATTAGTATTGAAATTACTTGAGCCACTCCCGAATGATATAGACCTAAATACCGATGTGTGGGTTACTTGCGATTTTGCGTTCTTACCAATCGTACAAAATGTTTATTTTTATTCAAAGCAAGTAATAAGTACTATACCTCTGCGGGGTCCAAACTTTTTAATAAAAATAGAAAATGAAGGAAATGCAACCGAAGCGTTATCTATGGAACAACTCGTTGGAGAAACGGGAAGTTTATACAATGAACTAGAAAAAAAATTAGAAGGTAAAAATAAACGCTTTATTGATACTACCGACTATAGGAGTTTTGAAAACTTTATAAATTTTTCTTCGGCAGACTTACGGCTCAAGGCATTTGAAAGCAAACGATCAAACATAGAAGAACTTGCCAGAGAAATACAAGATTTAGATGTAAAACTTACACCAAACCCAAATGACACATTTTATCTAAAACAAAGATCCGAGGCCAACGACCAGATAGACGATTTGGAGGCAGGGATGGATGGTTATGAAAAGTTCTTATATGATAATCCAATGTGGTATGATGAACATACCAGAGAGATTGATGGATATACTTCTGCTTCTTTGTATGATAAAGAGAATGGTGGAGCATTGATTAACAATCTTCCTCAGTTTTTGGTAGAAGATTCCGATAATAACGCAGACTATATAAAGTTTGTTGGTATGGTTGGTCATTTTTTTGACAATATTTCGTTGGCGGCAAAACAGTATACAGAAAAAAACAACGTATCAAGTTCTCCAAATGTAGGAATATCAACTGATATTGTCGGGGATATGTTACAATCTCTTGGCTGGGATGTGGAGCTATCAAAAGATAATCTTCCATTGATACTTTCTGCGTTTTCAAAATCTGACTTTGACCCAGAGTCTCCACTATATTCAAAAGCCAGAGAGTTTTCAGAAGAGCAAAGAAATCAAATAATATGGAAACGTATACTCAATACGCTGCCATATATCTACAAAACAAAAGGAACTGAAGCATCTCTGAACGCTTTGATTTCGTGCTTTGGCGTACCAAAGAATATAATCAAGATAAAAGAATATGGTGGCATACAAAACGTCAGTGATTTAACCGACAAATCTCTGTATATCGTAGAAGAAGTAAAGTATGAACCGTACTTCAGCGGAAGCGGTGAATATTTCAAGTTGGGTTGGACTGGTAGTGCTCAGTCAATAGAATTTAGTTTTAGATTCGACACAAAAAAGACACACGATGATGGTAAAGTATTTAGATTAGTAAATTGCTCGGATGTGTGGGTTATGGGTGCTGTTCGTGAAAAAGGTAAAGATTGGGGGACATTGTTTTTTAGTATTGATGACGGGGCAGGATCGGTAAAGTCAATACTTACTTCGAGAGCACCAATATTTGATGGAAATTCATACAAAGCGATGCTTCGTAGAAACGATGTTGAATCTGCGTTTGGAGCAACTGCCTCTCTGAATTCGTATCCTACCAGATATGACTTACTACTTCAAAAATCCGAAGATGACCGTATAACATTTTATGTTTCGTCCAGTGCATTCTTGAGTGGAAGTTATAATAACTCGTTTGAATCCGGTTCCTATCTTTATATCGGAAATTATAATCAAAATACCGCATCATTGAGCATTGACCCAGAGGCATTTTTTGGAAATATAGATGATATAAGAATATGGGAATCTCCATTATCTACAGAAAGATTTACTGCCCACACATTAAACACAAATGCGTATGATCTCGAAACTCCGCAACAAATGGTTTCGGAAAACTTGTATAGAATATCGTTTGAGCGGCCAGTCGATTTATCGTATGGAGTGATATTAAACAATCTATCATTTAGGAGTGATTTTCCAACATTCGAGGTGGTAAATTTTCAACCAGTATTAGTACCATTGGAGCAAATTACATATTGCGATCCACCCGTTGGTACCGGGTTCCCGTATCAATTTTCTCGTAAAGAGGTAAGAATGACAATGAACTTACCGGACTATGGGTCAAACAAGTTTAGAAGCAATAAAATTAATTATATAGAGCAAGAACTTTCCACAAACTTGTCATCGGAAACCAGAGCATCATATAAAGCGAGTGAATTATCTAACGTAGATTCAAATAAACTTGGAATTTTCTTTTCACCGTCAGAATTACAAAACACGGAAATCATAAAGTTTTTTGGAGAATTTCCTCTCGGAGATTTGATCGGAGATCCATCCGATGTATATAAACGTTCATACGACAAGTTTGAAAAGTTTAAGCAGATATATTACGACCAAGGATTTGGAAATATAGATTTTAGTTTATTCATGAATATAGTTCGCTTTTATTTTGACAAGGCGATGTTCAAATATATCAAAGGTCTTATTCCCGCAAGAGCAAAGCTTGTAGATGGTATATTAATTGAACCTACGATACTAGAAAGACCAAAGCTCGAACAAAAACCTTTAGTGAAACACGATGTTGGTCAAAAAATTGGCGTCGCTGATGGAGTAAATAGAATCACAGCAATAAAAGATGCTAACAAGAGCGCGAGTTTGGAGGTAAAATACAGAGGGGCTTCAATATATTCCGACGTAAATCAAATATTTTTTCCAATTATAGATGATGTTTATGGATTTAGATTGTTTGCCGACGACGGTATCACTTTCTTGGACGGAGAATTTTATAGAGTAGATGTAATAAAGTATAACAAAAAATATCAAGTATATCAAAAATACGTAAAACCATACAGTGAGTTGTCTGAACTAGAGGTACTCAATGATTTCCGAGGTAAAACGGAAACTATAGAAAAACCTTATTATGCAGTAAATCTCGTTAAGTTACCAACGTCGACCGGATATCCAATGACTGCGTCATTTAGTAATCTATTTTCTGGAAACATATATTTCAGTGGAAGTTTATATTTTAATGATAATTTAGTTGGTGAATATGATTATGTAACAAGTACTCCACACGCAATTTATGGTCTAATATCCGGTGCATTTGAAGGACTGGATATTCGCCAATCTCCAAACTTTGTCGTAGGTAATGTATTTAGTCCAGGATTGAACATCACTGGAAGTTTAATATCAAACGGAAGACCTGTGACATATTCGGGGCTATTTAATTTGATAGATGGAATTCAGACATTTGAAGGTAATATATACGGAGAAAATGTCGGCAACTCTGTCAATGATAAAACGGTCTATAACATAGAATTCATATCTTCGTCACCAACAAGTTCAGTTTTTAATGATTTTATAGAAAATACTTCAAACGCTCTATTCGGACCACTTGGGCAAGGTCTTTCTTATAGAAAAGAATATTCTATGCAATATTATCCGTCCAATGCTACTTTACTGAACGGCTACAGAGACAATCATTACAAATATACAAAGCGGCAATTTTCTACAAAAGAACTAAATAGCTATCAAATAAATCCAACGACTGGCACACAGGCTGGGTTTAAGTGGAAAAAGCACAGTCAGAATAAAAAAACTACCGTAGATCCAAAAACTGGTCTTCTTGATAATAGTGAACCAGTAGTATCAAAAACAGTATAAAATAAGTAAAAAAAGGATTTAACATATATATTTATTTAGAAAGAAACCTATATGGCGTACATCAATAACGAAACTATCACTGTAGATGCGGTTCTCACGAAGAAGGGTAGAGAACTACTTGCGGCCAAAGGTGGCCTGAATATTAATTCGTATGCTTTAGCCGACGATGAAATTGATTATAGCCTATATCAACCAAATCACCCACAAGGTTCTGCATATTATGATTTGGCTATCCGCAATACGCCTGTATTTGAAGCATTCACCGATGAAACTCAGGTATTGAAATATAAACTGGTGACATTACCATCCGGCCAGACATCCATACCCGTTATTAGTCTCGGTCAAAGTTCTATATATGTGGATAAGGACTATAAGGGAGAAGTAGTTATTGTTCCGAGCACTAATCCAGTGTATAATACAACGCTCGGATATACTGCTATTTTGGCGAACAAAGATGTCGGAACGGTCGTTGGAGAACAATTACAATCTGCGACAACTGCCACCATTCCAACATTTATCGGAGACGTTTCTTCGACGACAGCACAAATTGCACTCGGTATTAGATTTAGATTTGTCCCAAATTCTTCATTGACTACAACGGCTACAACAACATTGACTGTGATTGGAAATGAGAGTGGTGGATCGGTATCTATACCGGTTACTGTAACCGTGAGAGATTAATAATTTAAACATATGATTTTCAAGCAATTTGACGCAACCGATATAGTAGCAGGAAGATCCCAGCCAGTATCTACCGGCGTTTGGAGCGATGGAGAAACTTCGTGGTCTCAATTTTACACGAGCAGTGCTCAAACTGTAGTGTCTTCTTCGGCATTTGAACCACTTAACGGACTGTATTATACGAATGTGTATGACTACCCAATCGCGTCTGCCAGTGCTGAAATTTATTTTTCTTTGACTTATGGTCATTATGCTGGGTCCGGTTCTTCTACGTTTGACACTAACATTTCTCAGGGCAGTTTGATTTATCCAACCAAAGCGATATACAACCAATATAGAAATTTATTACTGGCACCGGGAGATTCAAAATTCTCATTTATTCAATCCGATGCACTTGGTAATCAAACTTCGGTAGATTCGAACGACATATATGCGATGGCGTTCAGGAGTACGAAGTACAAAGACAGAATAGATCCCGGCCAATTTGAAATGACTCTAAGTGGATCTTTGGGAACAATCACTATAATCGATGATTCAAAAGATAATCCAGATACAGCAACTCAAACCGGTGGCAAGAGATACAATCTTATTAGAGGAACCATCGCAAATGGAGCAATTCAAACTAGAAATTACGAGGCAATAGGGTCTATGTATCCGGACCTTGGAATAATAGTATTAAATCCTACTTCTCTTAAAAATTTAATTGGTCCTGTAGATGGATATTCGCTGAACGACCCTGTAAACGGATGGGGAGGTCAGTTTTCAAGATTGCAAAACGTGCTATTTACTTCTATCAAAAAAGGTGCGATCATTTCTTCGATGAAAGCCAGAGTGACGGAGTATGTACCTGCTCGTCATTATTTTGTTCGCGTCAAGAATCAGGAATACAACTACAGCAATAATCCTACATTTATTATATCCGATTCTACAAGTGCAGATTATGGCAAACTAAGATTCAGTGATTTCTATACAGATCCAAAAGTGTATATCACCACCGTGGGACTATATAACGAAACAAATGATCTTGTTGCCGTAGCAAAGTTGAGTCAGCCATTGCTAAAAGACTTTACTAACGAGTGCCTTATAAAAATCAAGATAGATATATAATCTGAAGGAGGAATATCTCCCAGATATTATATTTATCATTATATGCTAAAGCAGTTCTCCGCAGGGGATATAACAATAAGGCCGTTCAATACGTTCAAGAACTGGAAAGTTCAAAGCGTTGATTCGTCTTCTGTTGATGCATATGGATATAGCACATATTACGATCAATTTTGCGAGATAAACGAAGGCAAGAAAATATCATCGATTTTTTATCCAACTGGCAGTCCATATTATTCCGCGTCGTTGGAGCCAATCAATCCTTCTGGAAAATACGCAAGAAACATATATAGTCTCACCGACGCTATGTTTTATAGAAGCAAGAATAACTTCACGGAGTTGTTTGGCGTAGAAAGCTATAAAACCGAGAAGGCTACCGGAAAAAGAGAAATAAGAAATATAAATGATAGAGTTGTGTCGTTGGCACTAAATCATAACGCATTTGGTGACAAGGTAAGACCAAATTCAGTTGTAATTACAGACAACTCAAATCCACACGAAGAATACAGGATATTGGACGACGGATATACAAATTTGTATGTCAGCGGTTCTCATTTTTCTACATATACAACTTTGGGTGGAGTAAAAAATGTATATGCTAGACCATACTGGGATACTTCAAGTTATTTTGAATATTATTTGAATTTGGGAGATGGTATTACTAGAAGTATAGATTTAATTTCGGCAAAAGAATATGCCACAATTGGAATGAATGTTTCGTTTGTTGGAACGGCATCAATTTTATTTGAAAGTAGTTCGGTTGTTGACAATTTCCAATCGGAAAATGAACATTTTGGAGAATCGGTTAGTTCGTGGTACAAATACGTGGCAGTCGGGTCTTCCATTGACAAATATAGTTTATATAGACCCGCATTTGGATATGCGGCAATATTCAAATACGACGATGGTATGGGTGTCCATAGATTAGTTAAAAAATTTAATTGTCCGTTCACCGCGTCTGGGTTTTTTACGGATTTTGACGTAGATGATACATTTCCATATTCTACGTCTTCTGTTTTGGAAAGTTCATCATATTATTCCGATACTTTCGGGCAATCTGTGTGTGTGCGTGACAATTTTTTGGTAGTAGGTTCTTCTTCCGGTTCAATATGCTCTTCTAGTTCTTTCTTTCCTGGATATGTATTCGTTTATCAGCAAGATAAAGGTGGTATAGACAATTGGGGAATGATCAACATACTGCAAGGTGCAACGGATAATGATCACTTTGGACATTCTGTCGCCGTGGATGGAGATATTTTGGCGGTAGGTGCACCAAATGTCAGTGGATCTGGAGCGGTTTATATTTTCAGAAAAAAAACGTATTTTAGTAATGGCTGTGATAATATAGAAACCAGTTCTTTTTGGCAAACTGTGGACGTGAGTCAGAGTTTTTGTGAACAAATACTTTCTCAGTCTAGCTCGTTTTCCGTGTACAACAATCGGTCAGCCGCGTCCGGAGCATTGTCCGGTAGTTATACTTGGGTATATGAAGCAGTTGTTACGTCTAGTATATTAGCTTCCGGTGATAGATTTGGTTGGTGCGTTTCTTTGGATTCTGGAAGTTTAGTCGCGGGAACATACAAAAGTGGAAATGGCTATGCCGCAGTATTTACTTGTTCATACTATTCCGCTTCATATGGAGAATGTCCCACAGCTTCTTGGAGCGAATATAAGATACTTAGAAGAGATAATACATACGGAGACTTGGACATGTCTCTTGCGCTATACAACAACGATGTTACTTCTACCGAAATAACAACGGATGGATTCGGAACATCAGTTGCAATAAGCTATCCCACGATTGTTGTCGGGTGTTTGAGTGACAAAGCATTTATCCCATATTCCACATATTCTGGGGATCCGTCTATTCTCGGCGCAGCATATTTTTACAGATACATGCCTCAATGTGGAACTTCTAGTTACTGGAAAACTCTGAAAACGTTCGGTGACAGGCAATATACAAAAAATAATAATTTTGGAAAATCTGTGTCTGTTGATGGAAATTTTGCTGCGGTAACATCTTGGTCCGACACAACCGGTACAAGCGTCGATTATGTTGATGGACAATATGTATTACAAAATTATTCATACGCTTCAACTTCGTCCGAAGATACGTCCGGAGTATTGGGTAGAGTAACTGTATATAATTATGACGATGCGTCGGATGCTTGGAAACTGACAGGCATGATAAAGCGAAACAAAGAAGCATACAAACCAAGTAATATTTATGGATATTCTGTCTGCGTTTGTTCTGACTTTTTGACGGTTGGTGCACCTGTTGTACACCTTGCCACAGCCTCGGCCACAGAGTCTATTTCTGACCCAAATAACTTACTGGGGTTTCCATCAAATTGTTCCGGTTCAGTTTATGTTTATAATCTTAGCAATTACCAGACCAGCCCATTAATCGGAAATGTATTTTATAAGAATGGATATTTTGTATTAACAAATACATCGTCCAATTATTACAATATATTCACTGGTACAGGTTCTCGTGGATTTGATTTAAACTATCAAGGTTCTCATACAATATACGAGCACGAACATCTAATTTCTATTAGACCAGGAGAATTTAATTATAGTATTAATCCTACTGCACTTGTGCAAAGCTCATTGTTGTTTGACGTAAATCAAGATGGAGTTTTTGATTTTCTTGATGTCGATTTGATAATGCGGTATTTGCAAAAGAGAAAATTCTTTGAAGAATTCGTGTTTGACGATAATGGAATTATATTGGAACAAGATAGTCTCAAAGATTATAGTTGGTGGAATAACGATGTATTACAACTCGAGTCCGAGGATGTGCTGTTACTTGAAAGCAATGAAGCGGCATATTTGGCAAGCTCATCATTTAACGCATTTACTAAGACGGCGTTTGATTATATAGAAAATACTTTAGTAAACACAGGCATTCTTGATATTGATGGTGACGGAAAAATAAATTTAAATGATGGAAACATACTTTCACTGTATTATCTTCAGCTTCTTACACCAGAAAAATTAGAATTACTAATTAGTGACGATTCTACGCGCAGATATGTAAAGGAAATAAAAGACTATTTGAACATATATTGCCGCAGTGATAATGCAAAAGTAAATCCATATTTCTTGGAATATCAATATAGTTCATCGTATGATCCGACCGGTTCATATTTGGCTCCTTTTATAACAACTATTGGACTGTATGATGGGAACGAACTGGTGGCGGTTGGTAAATTGGGAAGACCTGTAAAAAATCTAATTGATTGGCCGGTCAATATTGTCGTTCGTTTTGATACATAACATTATATTTATAATAAATAATAGGAGAAAATACACATGGCACTACTAAATCCAATCACTAGAACATCGATCAATACGAACTTGGAAAGACGATATAATACCTCAACTAGACTTGGTGGAGACATAGGTACCGCGAAATTTGCAGGAACTAGTCGCGCTACCACAAACATGATTAATGGAACAGCCTGGTCGATGAGAGACAAGGGTAATGATATTCATAGCATAAATTTTAACACTGCTGCCCGAGTACCAGGCTTCACCGGTGCCGCGTTTGCTTATTCCAGAGACGTGCTAAGGCACAGCAACGCCCAATATTACGGTTGATTTATTGTAAATGGTTATATGAAAGTGTTGGGGCTTGATTTATCAACTACTACTTGTGGTTGGGCTATTACAGAAAATAAAGAGATACTATCTTGCGGCTATATTGATATATCAAACGCCGAGAAGTATAAAGATAAAGCAGACCTTATTATAAAAACTCTGGTTGGTCATAGTTTTGATAAGATAATGATTGAAGAAAGTTTGTTTGGGTTTGCTGGTGGAGGTACTTCACAGCAAGTCATTATTAAACTGGTCAAGAACAAGGCTGTAGTAGGTTATATACTTGAAAATCATTATGGTGTGAGTATAGATAGTATTCACGCACAAACTGCTCGTAAAAAGGCACTTGGGGCGGCGAGAATCAAAGGAGTAAAACCCAAAGTGTTTGTTAAAGAAAGTATTGATAAGATGTATGATATGACTAAATGGACTGTTCTTAATAAAAAGGGAACTGAAGAGAAGCGGATGGAAGATGTTAGGGATGCTATTGTGCTCAGTTTGGCTGGTTGATTACCGTTTTAGTATTATACCTATTAACATAACCTTTTAACAATATATCATTATGACAAGAAGCGAACTAAAGCAATTGATTAGAGAAGTAATTGAAGAAGCGAATGGAAAATATTGGGACGTAGATGAGCCACTTCGCGATTCGGGGTTTAATATCATCGTTGGAGACGCAATTCCAAAAAAAGAGTGGTTTACGTCATACGTAAATCACATATATTACAACAAAGAAGAAGATTTTCTACGATTGGATGGTCATTACAAAACTATGGACGAACAGGGAAAAGGAAAGTTTGCAATTTTTGTTCGTGGTTTTATGAAAGGTGGAACGAGAATTGATGCCGAGACTCTTGGAGATACTAAAGGTCATTGGGGTGGAGACTTAAAAGATACAACTTCGGGAACAGCGAAACACAGCTTGTATCTAAGCGATAAGGCAAAACGGGTACTTAAGTATATACGTGAAGTGATTAAAGCAGAAAAATACGACGAATTGGCATCTGGAATACACCAAGTTTCAAGTATGTAAAAATAAAACCCGCCAAATACGGCGGGTTTTTTATTGTCAGAAATTTTTATATTTTTCAGTCGTTTATTATCAGTCATTTATATTTATAGTAAAGGTCATATTATGGGAAGAAAAAAACTATACATAACTGAAGATGAACAACGAGACGCAAAAAGCCAACGCAACAAGCGATACTACGATAAACACAAGCAGCGTATCAACAAAGACGCAATGCGAAGATACTATTCCAAAAAAGATAGTGGGGATTTACGGGTTGCGAAATAAGACAACTGGTAAATGGTATGTTGGGCAGAGCATTGATATAGAGGATAGATGGAAATATTACAAAAGGTTAAAATGTAAAGGACAGCCAAAAATCTATAATTCATTGCTGAAATATGGGTATGATGGCTTTGATAAAATCATATTGGAAGAATGCTCTTCTTGCCCAAAAATGTTGGTGGAGCGAGAAATATTTTGGGTCCAGAAATATAACTCAATAATAGATGGGTACAATATTAGAAACCCAGACTTGCGGTCTAAATTCAGCGATGAAACGAGAGCAAAAATAACCGCATCTAAAACGGGTAAAAAATACAAGCCTCGTAGCGAAGAAGCGAGAAAAAATATGTCTGCCGTACTTCGTGGAGAAAAGCATCATTTTTATGGCAAGAAATTTTCCGAAGAACATCGTGCTAAATTAAAAAAAGCAAAACGGGTCATTTCGGAAGAAACTCGTAAAAAGATGTCAATGGCCGCGAAAAATAGAACGCCCCCGAGTGAGGAGTCGCGGCGTAAAATGTCCGAAGCATCAAAGAACTATTGGGCAAATATGAGATTGACATCCGCCGCCAGTATCCCATAATGAGAAGATGGGATCTCTGAAGCAATCGGAATTACAATCATTACTCAACACCGTATTCAAACACGCGGGGCGTCTGCGTAAGGGAAATAATTTACAATTTTTTTGCCCGTTTTGCCACCATCATAAGACAAAGATGGAAGTGTGTCTGGATGATCCCCAAAAATGGAATTGCTGGGTATGTCACGCCAAGGGTCGTGGATTATATTGGCTGTTTAAGCGAATGAACGTAACGTCTGATATATTGGACAAAGTGCGGGATAATGACCGATATACCGGGCACAAATCAAATCTATCAGAGTTTGACAGCAAGATTTTATCACTCAAAGTTGGTGAAGTTGAAGTTGAAAAAACAGAATCACTTTCTCTTATGCCCGACTTCAAGAGTTTGGCAGAAAATGACGGCAGCAGAGAATATAAAGTCGCATTCAACTATGCCAAGAAACGCAAACTATCGTTGTGTGATATTGTAAAATATAACATTGGATATTGCTCAAAGGGTCCATTTGCCGACCGTCTTGTATTTCCGTCATACGACAAAGATAACAATCTGAACTTTTATAGTTGTCGCAGTTATTATGATGACGGCTACAAATATAAGAACAGCGAGTTTAGCAAGAATATCATTGGGTTTGAGAATATGATAGACTTTGATTATCCAATATATCTATGTGAAGGTGCGCTCGATGCTATATCACTCAAGCGTAATGCCATACCGCTGTTTGGCAAAACAATGAGTAAAAAACTTCAAGCAGCAATAACTTCCAGCAAATGTCCTGAAGTCAATATTGTGTTGGACGATGATGCGTTGAACAGTGCCATCAAGATTGCGAACTTTATACAAACTCTTGGAAAAACTGCCAAGCTTGTGCGTTTAGAAGGCAAAGATCCCAACGTGCTTGGATTTGAAAAAACTATAAACCAGATTAAACAAACGGATGTGCTTGACTTTGGGGCACTAACCTGTTTAAGATTAGGAAAATAATATTATGGTAGATACATTTGAAAAGTTGGATATAGGACTAAGTAAGATTGACTATGTTGTTCATATATCCGATATACATATTCGTCTTACAAAACGCCACGAAGAATATAGAGAAGCGTTTGAGAAGCTGTATGCTGAAATATCAAAGACGCCAGAAAACACGGTTATTATCAATACTGGCGACACACTTCATAGCAAAGTTGATTTGAGCCCAGAAGCAGTTCAGATTACAAGTGAGTTTTTTCATAAACTATCAGAACTTAGACCAACGATTATCATCGCAGGCAATCACGATTGTTTGCTTACTAATGCTACTCGTCTTGATAGTATTTCTCCTATCGTTGATAATCTAAAACACAAGAAGCTATTTTATCTGAAGAATACCGGATTGTATGGTGCCGCCAATCTGCTCATCAATAATATGAGTGTATTTGACGACGTTACCAAATACATCAAGCTCAAGAACGTAACTAAAAAGATAAATACCAGTTTTGATACAAAAATCGCTTTATATCACGGCGGCGTGCTAAATGCTCGCACAGATATAGGATATGCGGTCTCGGATAAAACAATAACCAACGAACTATTTGATGGGCACGATATTGCCATGCTTGGTGATATTCATATGGCTCAAGATTTACAGCAATATGATGAAACTAATGAAAAACCTATTATACGTTATGCGGGTTCTCTTATCCAGCAAAACCACGGCGAAGCATTGCTTGGACACGGACTATCGTTGTGGAATATCAAGCAAAGAACATATTCTCATGTTGAAATACCAAACGACTATGGGTATTTTACGATAGATGTTGATGACGGCAAACTGATTACTGACATAACCACAATGCCACGCAAGCCAAAGCTGCGTGTGCGTTGTAAGGAAAGTGTTGCGACGGAAGTAAAGAAGGTAATCAATGAGCTACGCAAGACATATGAAATCACCGACTTGATTTATGTAAGAGTAGATACAGATGGTGCCACCAAGGTTGCTCAGGCACAAAACATATCAAATCTAAATCAAATCGGCAATATTGATTACCAGAACAAAATCATCACGGATTATCTGCGAAAGAAGTTCGTGGATGTTATGGACGATGAAACTATTGACACCGTTTGTAAAATCAACAAGGAACTAAATACTGGACTAAGCAAGGATGATACATCCAGAAACATTCGCTGGAAGCCAGTCAAGTTTGAGTTCAGCAATATGTTCAGTTATGGCGAAAAGAACATTCTTGATTTTACAAAGCTTGAGGATGTATATGGACTATTTGCGGCAAATGCCAGCGGCAAAAGTTCATTGATGGATGCGTTGTGCTTTACGGTGTTTGACAAGAGTGCACGAGCATTCAAGGCCACCCACGTAATGAACTCGCAAAAGATGAGTTTTAGTGGCAAGTTCACGTTTGAGATAAACAATGTTCATTACGTCATTGAACGTGAAGGTAAGCGAGACAAAAAGAACAATGTCAAAGTTGATGTAAACTTTTACAAGCTAAACGGCGATGAAAAAGTAAGCCTAAACAGCGAGGCTCGCCGCAGCACCAATGAAATCATACGTGATTATCTTGGCGACTATGATGACTTTGTATTGACTACACTTGCTCTACAAGGCAATCAAGGCTCATTCATTGATATGGGACAAACAGAACGTAAAGAACTATTGTCTCAGTTCATTGGTCTAAACTTGTTTGATAAACTGGCTTCTCTTGCCGCCGACAAGACCAAGGAACTATCTGGTGCGGTCAAGTTGTTCAACAAAGAGAATGGGCTGAAGAAAATAAGCCAAACCAGCAATGACATAGAACTACTTGACTCTAAAATCAATGACTTGAACGCACAGAAAGAAACACAAACAGCGTTCAAGAATGAAGTTGATGCCGAAATAGACGCTAAAAAAGCTACGATTGTAAAACTTGAAAATGTTCCTACAAACATAATGCCTATTGTTCGTGAGCGAGATAATCTTGTATCAAAAAACAAGTCGGCAAATGAGGCGATTGAAAAGATTGATATTGAAGTATCAGCCAAGAAGCCAATATATGTTGAAGCCGCCAACAAGCTAAAAGAGTTTCCAGACGATCTCAAAGAAAAGCACGACAAGTATCAGACACTAAGCAGAACCAAGCAGCGTATTGAAACCGAGATGGATAAACTCAAAACGATTGTGTCTGAAAAGCTGAAGAAGTTGGCTCATCTTGATAAACACGAGTATGACCCCAACTGTAAATACTGTTGCGATAATATCTTTGTAAAAGATGCTATATCAACCAGAGAAAGCCTTGCCGCCGATAGAACAGAAGCCAAGGAACTATCCGACGCATTATCAAACATCAAAACAGAAATGGAAGCATATGCTGAATATGTGTCAAAGTATGAAGAAAGCGTGAAACTAAAAGAAATACTCAACACGCTTACTGCTTTTATTTCCAAGAAAGAACTTGAAAAGACAAATCTAAAGTCCGGTGTTGAAAGAAATGATGCTCGCATCAAAGAACTACAAGATCAAATTGAACTATATGAAAAGTCAAAAGAGATTGTAGAAAGCAACAAGGCTATAGAAGATATTGTCAATGAACTAAAAATCAAAGCATCAAACATATCATCTAAGCTCAAAAACATAGAAAAAGAGCATATGGATGCGTATAGTAAGAAAGTATCTGCGGTTGATCAACTCAAAGAATCGGAAAAACAACTATTTACAATACAGCAATACGAAGATGATTTGTCCGCATATCAATATTATATTTCTGCCGTTGGCAAGGATGGCGTGCCATATCAAATAATATCCGACGCCATACCAAAGATTGAACAAGAAGTAAATAACATACTATCTCATATTGTTGAGTTTAGTGTAAGCATAGAAACAGACGGCAAGAATGTGAATGTATATATCAAGTATGAAGATAAGAAATGGCCGCTTGAACTATGTTCAGGTATGGAAAAGTTTATATCAGGTTTGGCACTTAGAGTTGCTCTAATTAATATAAGCAACCTGCCAAGACCAAACTTTCTCGTCGTAGATGAAGGAATGTCGGCATTAGATGCGTCCAACATGCCTATGTTGCATGCATTATTTGATTATCTAAAACGTAATTTTGAGTTTATTATTATAATAAGCCATCTTGACGCTATGCGAGATATGGTAGACAAGCAACTTGAGATAAAGAAGGAAAACGGGTTCAGTAAGATAGATAATACCGTCTGATATATATTTATAACCATAGGAACTATAAAAACCTATGGCACAAATATTTGACGCGGATTACAACTCTAACACCTACTTTTTTCTAACTAATTTTAGTGATGTACTAAAAGCGGGCAAGAATTCGTTTACGGTAAATACAACCCCGTATGTTATACCTAATGCCCTACTCACGGTTAGGGTATATGACACGCAAAACAATCTTTTACCGAGCGGTATAATCAAACCGACGAATGCTCTTTTTTCAGAGCAAACATTAACCGGTCAGTTATATTATGTAAATGTATCCAAAGATACAATCAATGGCATAGGAAAAATAGAAATAAAAGGGCTGGGTGTAAATCTGTTAGACTATACCGGTAGCATTGCTTATTATAATAACATAGGATACAAGATAAGCAACGATCAAAAACTTCCTCTTATTACCGCACCATCTTTGGATAAGATATTACAAACCGTAGAAGTTGTATGGACCAGAAACTTACTGATAGATACTAGCAAAAAAACTGATTCTGAGGTAAGGTTTTTTACATCGCCATATATTAGAACAAAATCGGAAATATATTCACTGCCGTCATATCCAACGAGTTCATATAGATTATCTTCTGGGTCTTTTTCTTCCATAGCGGTGTCTCCACGCAATAATTCAAATGGAGATTATGATTATCAGTTTGAAGATGCATCATATCAATTATACTGGAAATCTGGAAATAAGTTTAGTGCCAGTATGGAAGGCGAAAACATACGCCTTAAAAATCCGACCGTAACAAAGTTTACATATACAAACTTTGGTGATAATAGAGTAGAGTATCAAGGCGTATTGAATACAGACTTTATCGCAAAAATAAAGCGAGTAGTAAATGAAACTTCGCTATTGCTTGATATACCATTTACCACGGTGTCTGAACTTATCAACTCAACGAACGAGGATTCGCCATACGCCAAAAACAATCTTGTTCAGTTGAAAGGATATACGGTAATAGATGACGCCGCCAAGCAAACTGTATTTCACAAGAAAAATTTTTATGTATTAAGTTTGTCTGATGGTCAATATGAAATATTTCACAAACAAATACCAGTCACATTGCCAAGAACCACGACATATCTTGCATCTACACTGAACATTGAATGTAATAATGCTAGAACATTGTGTGGCGACTTATCATACTACAAGATATATGGCAGAAGTTTAAACACGCCAATATCAAAAACATTGCTGGCTGAAGGTAAGATTGAAGCAGAACACGTTATACGTTCAAAAAAGTTTGATAATGGACTGTATGATAATGCGGCATATTTTTATAACAACGCACACGTAAATAAGCATTGGTTTATAAAAGGCGGATGCGTTTTTGCTCAAAGCAACGAAGTGCTTATGAATGGTGCCAGAATAAGCCACGCCGATAATAGTTCATTGAGTGATTATGTAATATTCAAGGATAATACATTTTCAGGTTCAACCGACTTTACGTATTATGGACCTAACTTGCTGAATAACTCATATTGGTATGCTAATACAGACGCATTTATAAACTATGGTATATATCCAACGTCGTCATATCTTGGCATAAATAACATTCCATATATATCAAACTACAGTGCTTCACAAGAAAATCTAATAAACGGACAGATTCACGACAGTAATCCTATCAGATTACGTCAAAATACTTTATATAAGTTCAGTATGAAAGTAAAAGCGGGTGCCAATAACTCAAATGACGCCAAATTATATACTTATTATATAAGTGGAACAAATAAAAAAATGATCGGATATATAGACAGTTCATACAACTTTGGTGCTAATGAGTCATACGAAAAGACATTTTTCAATGAACAAGAGTCATTTGGTACTATACTTCTCGCACCAAGCAAAGGCGAATGGAACATATCTGATATTTCTATACAGCCATATCAAAATATAGATTATTCTATTGATAGTTTTAGCGTAAAAATACCATTTACACCCAAAGTGCCCAATGAACTATATGAAATAGAAATGGAACTATATGATGCCCAAAACAGATTGGCATATGGCTCAAACTCATATACTTTTGCTTATAATAAAAGATTTATGCCATTAAAAACAAAAATATTCGTAGATCCAACTGGTGCCGTAGTCAGCGACGTTCCATTGACCGTGATAAGTGGTGGTGGCGGAGGTGGCGGAGGTGGCGGAGGTGGCGGAGGTGGCGGCGGAGGTGGGACAATTATAGACATTGTTCTAGATGGTGGAGATGCTGGTTCTACTTGATATTTATAGAAAATGTCAACGATAAGAATTTCCAGAATTCAGTTAAAAAGAGATACTGCTGCAAATTGGACCGCAGCAAATCCTATTTTGTATGCTGGTGAATCTGGATTTGAACTTGATACGGGAAGACTAAAAATAGGAAATGGTACCGCATCGTGGACTAGTTTGCCGTATCTAAATTCTGGAGGTTCTGGTTCAATCGTGAGTGGTTCTATTGATTTAAGTCAAGTAAATCAAAATATAATTCCTCAAACAGATAATTTGTATGATTTAGGAAGTCCATCCAAACGATGGAGAGATATATATGTAACTTCTGGGAGTTTATATGTAGGTTCGGTAAAATTAACAGATCAAAATAATGGAACCCTTACAATACAACAGGGTGGCGGGCCAATAATAGCAATTCCTACAGAGTCCATCGATGTAGTTAGACAGGAACTAGGACTATTCTCTTCGTCCATATCTACCAACGTTAGAGTATTGGCTACGGCGTCAAGTTCTCTTAGTACAAGAGTTACTTCTCTAAACGACTCTCTGACCAGCGTATCTTCTTCTGTAATAATAAGATTAGATCAAGTTTCTGCGTCTTTATCTGCGAGTTATGGTGCATTTAGTGAAACTTTGATGCAGAATTCTGCATCAACTGCGGCATATGTAACTTCAGTATATGGCGCATTTTCCGATAGTTCTTCGTCTTTTGCCGCAAATATAAACAGTCTTGGTTCGTCGATATCAATAAACAGCAGTTCTTTAGCAAGCTCTATAAAAACTATAGAAGCGACATTGACTACTACCAGCGAATCTATTGCGACTAGAATTGATACGATTGGCTCTACGGCAACCTTTAATAGTGCGTCACTTGCCGCTTCAATAGATACTACATATACCACTTTTATAAATGCGAGTTCTTCTTTATCGGCAAAAGTAGAAAATCTTTCTTCTTACATAGCTGGTTCAGGTTCTTTGGATAGTGCATCATTAGCAGCAACAATAACTCAACTATCTTCTACACTAACAACTTTTAGCTCATCCGCCGCCACACAGATTGTAGAATTAAATACGTCATTCACCAATGTTTCTGGAACTCTTGATTCCGGTGTTAAATCTATAAGAGATTCTTTTACTACAACCAGTGCGTCTTCTGCGTTAACTATAGATGAATTAAGAAGTTCTTTTTCAACTACAAGTTCTTTACTTGAATCTAGTATTTCTGGTATCAATTTGACCTTAACTGACGCAAGTTCTTCATTGGCTTCAAGGGTTGACACAATATCATCTAATATAATAAATGCAAGTTCTTCATTGGCTGCATCTATAACTACAGTAAATACCACATTCACAAATTCAAGTTCGTCTTTTGCTGGAAGAATAGATGTAATTGCTGCCGCTGCGGCTGGTACAGGTTCTTTGGATAGTGCTTCACTGGCCGCATCCATAACAGAAGTTAATACTGCGTTAACTAACACAAGTTCTTCATTAGCACTTAGCATAACATCATTCAGTTCTTCTTTTGCAAACACTTCGGCAGCATTAAATTCGTCTATAGAAACTATAAATAGTACAATAACTACTGACAGTTCTTCTGCCGCAACGAGAATGGACACTCTTCGGAGTTCTATAGATACAAATAGTTCTTCTCTGGCAGCAAGTATAACAACTACGGATAGTACTATAACTAGCAACAGTTCGTCCGCAGCGACCAGCCTGAGAAACTTGTCAGCGGCACTAAACCTGAGTGGTTCAGTCTTCACGGCAAGCATACAAAAGGTAGACAGTGCGGTCACCAACAACAGTTCGTCCGCAGCCACCAGCCTTGTCAATCTGTCTGCCGCACTCAACCTGAGTGGTTCAGTCTTTACGGCAAGTATACAAAAGGTGGACAGTGCGGTCACCAACAACAGTTCGTCCGCAGCCACCAGCCTCGTTAACCTGTCTGCCGCCCTCAACCTGAGTGGCTCTGCCTTCACAGCCAGCATACAAAAGGTGGACAGTGCGGTCACCAACAACAGTTCGTCCGCAGCCACCAGCCTCGTCAACCTGTCTGCTGCCCTCAACCTGAGTG